TAGATTGGTCACAATTCTTGTGCGCTTGGCTTTGTGGTTTTTAATCGTGGTGCTTTCGTCCACCGCGAACATTACCTTCTGCCCCTCCATAAACTTCTGCACATACTTCACAGTCTTTGTGCTGACAAATGCTTCGACATTGACAACCAAGATGCGAAGTCCTTCGTGGTAGTGCAACAGGTCAGCCAGTTCTTTTTGTTGTGACTTGTTCATTGTGCTACGCCACGTTCCTATCTCGCGCGGAATCCTGTCGGGCATATGTATGGGTATCTCTTTCAGCACCCAGTTCCGATAAACGCCTTTCGGTGCTACGATCACAAGAGAAGTGATGCGCCCGGCCGCGTACAGATAGGCGGCGTTGTCGATCAGAACTTTCGACTTGCCACAACCCATCTCCATGAAGTACGCATAGTTCTTCTGGTCTGCGCTTGCTTCGAAGGCATCGCGTTGATGTTTATAGGGCTCTGTCTTATATGTGTAGTTCATCTCAATACATCTAAAAATATGTTGTTGACATGAAATAATATATCCAGTAAGAGTTGTCAAGTCAGGGAAATGAACGGGTGATGTGGCATCCGAAAGTTTACGTCGGTCCTGACGAGGGCGTTGATCAAATCCGTCCTATTGTTGCTGATGTAGACACCCACATCCAAGCCGCCGGGCTCTAAACGTCGAAACGAGAACGAAGAAAGGAGTGTCCTAATGAGTGGACTATTCGAACAGATGGAAGCTGATGCAGATGCATTTGCCGACATCAAGACCGAGGGCGGGTCTAAACTGTCCAACCTGGTTCGAGAAGCCATGAGACTTCAAGACGAAGTACGGCGATACGAACGCGCTGCGAAAGATGCTAAATCGGAATCCCTACGCATCATTCGCGAATTGATACCTTCCGAAATGCAAGAGATGGGTCTAGACCGGGTGGACGTTGACGGTAACTCCGTAACGTTGAACCAGTTCTGTTACGCATCCATCCCAGCAGATAAGAAGGAAGAAGCTTTTGCTTTCCTCCGTAGTATTGGTCAGGATGATATTATCAAGAACGAAGTTAAGATTTCGTTCGGTAAGGGCCAGGACAACGAGGCAGGGGCTTTTCTAGATGATTGTGCCCGACAAGGGTTAGATCCAGAACAGAAGACTTCGGTGCATCCAATGACGCTAGCAGCGTGGATCAAAGATCGACTTGCATCAGGTCAAGAAATTAACCTTGAAACATTTGGCGCATTCATTGGCACAGAAGCCAAGATAAGGAGGAAGTAATGTCAGAGAACCAAGTAACGAAAACCAGCAAAAAAGCTGTAGCAATCCCGAAGGAACTTTTGGGTAGCTTTATGGAAGATGCCGGTGCTGGCACAGAGAACATCTCTGCCGATGATATGAAGATACCTTTTATTCGTATCATTCAACCGACATCACCCGAGGTCAAAAAGAAGGACGAAAAATACATTGAAGGTGCCCAAGCGGGTCACATGTTCAATACTGTGACGCGTCAAACATGGGAAGACGAGGTCATCGTTATTCCTTGCGGGTACATCAAAAAGTATTTGGAGTTCGTACCACGAGAAAAGGGCGGCGGGTTCCAAGGCGAACTTGATCCAAACAGCCCTGAAGTGCTCGGCGCAGTTCGTGATAAAGGCACGAATAAGGACATGATGAAGAACGGAAACGAACTTGTCATCTCCGCACAGCACTACTGCAAGATTCGTGATCCAGAATCCGGGTCGTGGCAATCCGCGATCATCGACATGAAGTCTACCAACCTCAAGATTTCGCGTCAGTGGAATACCATGATCCAGATGCAGGAACACACGGCAGACGGGAAGACTTTCAAGATCCCAAGCTTCGGTGTTATCTGGAGACTTGAGTCGGACGAAGTTTCGAACGACAAGGGCACATGGAATAGTTGGAAGATCGGTGGTCGTGAGGGTTACGTCGATGACCAAGATCTTTATAATTCATGTAAAGAACTCTCAGAAATGGTTGCGGATGGCACAGCCCAGGCTGAAGCTGATCCCGATCTAGTTGCTCCTGCCAATGACGGTGAACCAATCCCGTTCTAGGCGCAACGATGGGGGCAGGGTGCTGGTATCCTAGTTTTCGGGAGACTACTAGGTGTACTCCACTGGTTACCTTGCCCCCACCAATTTTGAGGTTTTGTCATGGACGACATACAAAAGTTCATGGCGGCTTTTTCAGGATTTGAAACCGCGCATGGACAAACAATTATCAAAGGTACGAGGAAGAACGGCAAAGAAGAAGCCGACTCTCGTGTAATTAGAGCACCGCTTGATGAAGAACATATTGAAAAACACTTCCAAGGAATCGTGGGCGCGGGGGCTATCCCGATCACTAGTAAGAACACTTGCCGGTTTGGTTGCATTGATGTGGATGTTTATCCTCTTGATCATGCTGGGCTTGTCCGTGACTGCGCTAGGCTTGATGTTCCTGCTGTGGTTTGTAGGTCTAAGTCTGGTGGAGCGCACGTCTATTTCTTTATCGAAGGATGGATCTCTGCCTCGGATATGCGCGACAAGCTATCGGAGATTGCTGCGTCTTTGGGCTACGGTTCGGCAGAAATTTTTCCAAAACAGGAAAAGCTATTAGTCGAACGTGGTGACGTAGGCAATTTTATCAACCTTCCGTATTTCGACGTAGATCGAACACTACGCCCGGCGTTCAACGCCCGAGGCAAGGAGCTCACGCTCAAACAATTCTTGAAGTATGTGGACAAGCAGACGGTGACACCGGCTGAGTTCATGGACTTGCAACTTAGCTCAAAGACAAACTTCATGCCGGAGTGTCCTCCGTGCCTAGTTACGCTGACCACAAACGGCATAGGCGAGGGTGGCCGCAATGAAACCATGTTCAACATCGGGGTCATGTACCAGAAAATGGACGAGGACAACTGGCCTAGTCTTCTGGAAAAGCACAACCAACAGTATTGCAAGCCTCCGCTGCCGGCCTCTGAGATAGTCGATATCCAGGATCAGCTTCGTAAAAAGGAATACCAGTACGGATGCAAGAAGTCTCCGTTGAAGGACTACTGCAACAAGACGCTGTGCCTGTCACGAAAGTATGGGGTGGGCAACGGATCAGGCCGAAGCCTTGAGATCACCGGGATGAGTGTCGTGTTGTCAGAGCCGCGTGTCTGGTTTGTCGATATCGGTGGCGAACGTTTGGAACTGACGAGTGAAGAAGTTCAGATGCAGTTGAAGTTCGGCCGTGCTTGTCTTGAGCAGTTGTCGTGGTTGCCTCCGCGTGTCAAAGAAGACGATTGGACGGCAATGATGAACCTAGCTTTGCAGGAGTGCATGAAGATTGAAGTTCCGCCAGAGCTCACGAACAAAGGGCAGTTCCAAGAATTGCTTGAGTCTTTCTGCACAGGGCGGGTGCAAGCCATGAGCCTCGAAGAGCTCGTGCTTAACAAACCGTTCACTGAACATGGGCATGTATTCTTCAAACTAGATGCCTTGATGGACTATCTGAAAGGCAAGGGCTTCACTCAGTATACAAGGGGTCAGGTACAGGAACGGCTAAAGGAACTTAATAACGGCGAGTCATCCAGCACGGTCAAAAACTTTTACGACAAAGCCAAGAAACGCAAGAGCGTTCGGGTTTGGTCAGTGCCTGAGTTTGCAAGCGAGGCAGAGATACCGCCGGTTGATATCAATCCATACGAGGCACCGTTTTGATGAAAACTTCTGCATACTTGGGCCCACCCGGAACGGGAAAAACACACACGTTGATCAATATCGTGAAGGATGCTTTGTCACAGGGTACGCCGCCAGAACGCATCGGCTTTGTCTCTTTCAGCAAGAAGGCAACAGAAGAAGCACGAACCCGTGCGTCGCGTGAGTTAGCACTCGACTATAAAAAGATGGTGCACTTCAGAACGCTACACTCGTTAGCTTTTCGACAGCTAGGTTTGAAAACTGAAGCCGTCATGCGTAGCTTTGACTATCAGAGACTCGAGACAGAGCTCGGCTTGCCGTTCTCTTCCACACAATCCATGAACATCAATGATGGTGAGTTCTTTCGGATAGGTGGCAAGGGTGACATGTATCTGTCTATTTACAACATGGCGCGTGTCAGAAAGGTGTCGCTGCAGGAACAGTTCAACCTTGCAAACAACTGGAACTTGCAAAGCATAGAGCTAGACCACGTTGTTCGAACATACGCTGCATACAAGCAAGCCCTTGAGAAGATTGACTTTGTTGATATGATTGAGATGTTCATCAGCCAGGGGGAGGCTCCTGAATTAGATCTTCTGATAGTTGATGAGGCACAAGATCTTGTTCCTCTACAGTGGGACATGGTTGATAAACTCAAAGATAACTCTCAACAAATCTATTACGCGGGAGACGATGATCAGGCGATTTACGAGTGGATGGGTGTGGACGCGTCCGAGTTTGTACAGCGGTGCAACTCGGCAGACGAAGCTGTCGTGCTTGATCAAAGTTTCCGAGTTCCAAGTTCCGTGCACGAAGAAGCAACGCGCATGATCAAGTACGTTCAAGGCCGGATAGACAAGCGGTGGAATCCCAGAGAAGATCAAGGCAATGTTTCGTATCACTACAGGATAGACGAACTGCCTTTGGAAGAGGGGCAGTGGATGATACTTGCCCGGACAAACTATATTGCTAATCGTGTCGCGGCTGATTTGAAGAGCAACGGATATTTGTTTTGGCGAAACGGCAACGGCTGGAGCGTGGCGAAGTCAACGCTGGATGTTGTTCGAGGGTTTACCAAACTGACACGCGGCCAAGAGATAGACAGAGATGAACTGTCTCAAGTGTGGCGTAAAATTAAAGTAGATCGAAAGATCCGCACGGCTGGCAACAAAACACTCAAAGCATCTGAAAACGAAGTCTTTGATATTGAGTTTCTAGAGTCTCTGGTTCAACGTCCGTTACAAGACAAGAAGTGGTTTGAAGTTCTGGAAGTTAGTGACCAAGAGCGTATTTACATTACATCGGTTTTGGAATCTGGAGAGAAGTTCAATGATGAAAACCCAAGACTTGTTTTGTCTACAATACATAAAGCCAAAGGCGGTGAGGCAGACAACGTGGCCTTGCTACTAGAATCTACCAAAGCGTGTTGCACGTTGAGTGAACCAGATGCAGAACGCCGTGTGTTTTATGTCGGTGCTACGAGAGCCAAGCAGAAATTGTTTGTAGTCGATAACCCAGAAGCTAGGTGGAGATTTCAGCTATGAAAGAAAAGCAGTTATCTTTCGAACAAAAAGACACTGATTGGAAACTACAATCAAAAGAGATACCCGAGGAGGATATCCGCGAGGTAGCGTCAATTGCTTTGGATCAGGATTGGACACCACCCATGTCGTTCCCTGATCACTACAAAGATGCAAGCGTCATATCAATTGACCTCGAGACACGAGATCCCAATCTTATGACACTAGGACCAGGTTGGGCGCGGGATGATGGCTACATCATTGGCTACGCTGTGGCGTTCAACGACTTCTGTGGGTACTACCCAGTGCGTCATGAAGTTGGCGGCAATATGCCTGAGAAAGCAGTGCACGGTTACATCAAGGAGATGATGGAGTGTGATGTGCCGAAGGTCATGCACAACGCACAATACGATCTTGGATGGCTACGTTGGGCAGGGATTGAGGTCCGTGGTCCGGTGTACGACACTATGGTTGCGGCGGCTATGCTTGACGAGAACCGTCGCTGGTACAATCTGAACTCGCTAGCGTTTGACTATCTACAAGAACGAAAGAACGAAAAGCTTTTGAAACTTGCCGCAGCGGATTATGGCGTGGACGCAAAATCAGAGATGTGGAAACTACCAGCTAGGTTTGTTGGTCAATATGCAGAGCAGGATGCGGCAGTTACCAAACGGCTGTGGGATCGTATGCAACCCGACCTGGTGCGCGAAGAAGTCAGCAGTATCTTCGAACTTGAAACAGCCCTGACACCCATGCTCTTGGACATGCGGTGGCGTGGTGTTCGGGTAGATGAAGAGGGTTCTCGAAAAGCGCAATCCGCTCTTGAGGCGCGAGAGAAAGAGATACTTGGAGAGATAAAGAAGGAGACCGGGCTAGATGTGGAGCCTTGGAATGCGGTGTCAATCTCCAAAGTATTCGACAAACTTGACCTGTCATACCCGAGGACAGAGAAGTCTGATGCTCCCTCTTTTACTAAACAGTTCTTGGCATCCCATCAACATCCGATGGCAGAAAAGATTGTCAAACTACGAGAGCTCAATAAGGCGAACACGACCTTTATTACCAACATCTTGAAGTTTACACACAAAGGAAGAATACATGCGGAATTTCATCCTCTTCGGTCTGATGACGGCGGCACTGTTACTGGTCGTTTTTCCTCCTCTAACCCAAACCTCCAACAGATCCCAGCCCGTGACCCACAAATCAAGTCGATCATCCGAGGTTTGTTTCTACCCGAGGACGGACACAGGTGGGCTAGTTTTGACTACGCGTCACAAGAACCACGATGGCTGGCACACTACTGCGCGTCCATCAGCGGAGTGCATAGGCATCCTTCAATAGATGATGTAGTTGAAAGATATCAAAACGATGACGCTGACTTTCATCAGATGGTAGCTGATATGGCTGGTATCTCTCGTAAAGATGCCAAGACAGTCAACCTGGGCATCATGTATGGCATGGGTGTAAACAAGATGGCTGGTGTCCTTGATACGACAGTCGAAGACGCAAAAGAATTGCTCAACGAATATCACGAAAAGGTTCCGTTTGTTCGAGGGTTGGCAACGATGGTGTCAAACCATGCATCGGAGAACGGTCAGATTAGAACAATTCTAGGTAGGAAGTGCCGCTTTCCGCTTTGGGAGCCCAAGACATTTGGAATACATAAGCCCTTACCACTAGAACAAGCAATCCGAGAACACGGCAGAACATCAATCAAACGAGCCTTCACATACAAAGCGTTGAATAGATTGATCCAAGGTTCGAGTGCCGACCAGACAAAGAAGGCGATGCTTGATTGCTACAAAGCAGGACACCTTCCCATGCTTCAGGTTCATGACGAACTATGCTTCAGCATAAATACAGACGATCAGGTGGAAGAGATCACGGGCATCATGGAGAACTGTGTCGATGCCAAAGTACCTTTCAAAGTGGACTGTGCGATTGCAGATAACTGGGGGCAAGTAGATTGAAGTACGAAATCATCGACAATGCGTATTCGGCTCAAGATAGAGAGAATATGTTTACTTTCGTTCGAAAGAGTAAGTATGTCCTTGGATGGGCAGACCAACACTGGGACGATGTGAATGGTCAACGCAGAATTTTGTACAGCCACTACTCTCTAGAAGACATTGAGAACATGGGCGTGTTTCGATTGCACAACAATCCCAGAATAGACGAGCTCATAAACGGCAGAACTCCAGTAAAACAAGTCATCAACTTGGCAGAACCTTCAAACACGTTCCTGCCTCATACTCATGTCAATGAAGAGGTCTTCATATATTACTGTAATCACAGATGGAATCCCGAGTGGGCAGGAGAAACGATTATATATTCTGAGCATGATTACGAAGCAGAACATGCAATTACGTTTAGACCCGGCAGAGTGTTGTGGTTGAAACGTGGGGTCATGCACAGCTTACGCCCACCTAGTCAAGCAGCCCCTGAATACAGATTTACCTTTGCCGCGTTTTTTGCTTGTGAGCAAGAAACCGGTTAGAGTTGCGGCGGAACACTGAGGAGGTAAGCGTTCCGCCGCGCTCGGCCGAGCATGTGTTTCTCAATAAGACCAGAGCGTGGGGCGGCGTTCGTTGTCTAGATCATCAAGGTGGATAAACCTACGGCTGAAGTCTCCAGACTGTTGCACTCCTACGCCAGTGAAGTCTCCAGACTCGAGAGCTAGGTGCAAGAGATCCAGCGCATCCTCGCCGTATATCCTGATATCACAAGCGCGACCTGATGCGTGAGCACCTGGACCGTTTGGTTTCCTAGCTTCGATGGGATGTTCGGGACTTCTGTATCCGCTGCTGATCGTTAGACTATTGCCATACATGGTGCGGAGTCTTTGCACCTTTGCAACAAAGTTCAGATCCATACCGTCCTCCCCGGTATGCTGACAACGAAACTCTTCTATTGAGAAATTTTTAAACTGTGACCAATCTTGTGACATATCTTACCCGTAATACAGAGAGCGTGTGTGTTTATAAATATACTTGGGACACCGATCATCGTAATAAATCTGATGCGTTTTGAAGGACTGATCTTTGCACTTGAACGTGCAATGACGAACAAGAACATTCGCTCTTCCATCCATGTACGCTTGTGTCACGCCCTGGGTTGAAAGCTGACAGAGCACTGCCGCAACCTCAAGCACCTCGCCGTGTCCTTTGTGCGAGTTCGAGGTTCCGAACTATCTCAACCGGATTATCCCCCAAAAGTCCCGGTGAAACAGGCTCTCTAGCTTGCACAGGAGCTACAGGAGCCGGGGCAATCGATGCTTCAGGCGACGAGAGAGCTAATTCTGGAGCGGGATTTTCATCAATCAAAGACCCAAATTGCTGTTGAAACAATTCTTCTGAGGTTTGATCTCTGTATTTAAATGGTTTCGATAGAGGTAAGTCCTCAAACAAATCTTGAGCAAGGTCATTGTAAATGCTTATTGAATCACCCAATTCCGTAGAATCTATTTCTCTCCTCAAGTTAAACACTTCCGTCTGAACTTCAGCATCATACTCTCTGTCAGGATTTAACCTCAAAGGAAAGAACCGACCTTCTTGTATGGCTTCAAACTCCCCTCGACTAAGAGTAATGTTTTGTGCATCAAGAGCATCTTTAGCATCATCATAGTCAACACCCAAAATACCAGCGGCTCTGAGCTTTATATATTTATCCTGTTGCAATCTAAACAGTCTTGATTGTGCCTCCAAAACATCTTGTTGAAAGTCTTCGATTGAGGCTGCGGGTCTAGACACGCGAAGCGAACGATATGCGTCTCTTCTGATATTGGATTCTGTTCGGTTATACTCAGCCATTTCATAGCTAACTTGAAGAGGCACATTCATTTTGTGCGGAGTCAAACCAAACACTAATCGAAAAAACTCTTTCTGTAGTTCAGGAACTGTGCCACCAGTAAAGGTTTGTCCTTTTGCTGCGGCTGTTAGTCGTCCCGGACCAATACCCTTTGCGTTCACAGACATGAACTCGTTTACTATTGTGGGAGTCAATGCGCCAAAAATGTGAGGCAATCCAGCCTCCATCTTTTCAGCAAAAGTTAAATCGGGTGCAAAAATACGTCCTTGTCTTGTTTGCCCATTTCTAACGAAAACATCTAAAACACGTTCAGAAAGGATTGCTTCATCGCCAAATTGTGAAAGATTTCTTATTAAAAAATCTGCAAGAGCACGATTTGTAGAAATGAAATTGCCTTCACCTAATTGTTCTTTGTTCCGAGCAAAAGTACGCAAAGCCGCCATAGCAGATTCACCAACGAGAGGAGCACCATCATAAGGAAGGTTTGTGCTCAAATTTGTAAATTCAACAAGTCCTTCGTTATCATTGAACAAAATAGCCAGATTTGAACCTTTGTAGTAATCAGCCGCAAGTTCTCTCAAAGCTTCTGCTTGTTCTTCATTGTTTCCAGATGCACCATTGATTGCCCGAACTGTGCTTCTGCCCGTGACCTGAGTAGATCCAATGTATCCTCCAAGCCGACGAACACCGATTGCATTTATCTCGTTTACAAACTTATCTGCTAATTTATTTGCAAGATCGTCATATTCCCCTGCTCGTATAGCTGCCTCAACAGCTTCATCGGACAAACCTTGAAGATCAATATTTTGTTTGGCTATCACTTGCCGAAAGCCGTCCAACAATTCTGGTGTTTTTTTGAACGATAATTCTGCAAAACCTTGATTGAAAATGTTAACGCTGTTCCGAATGTTTTCCGCAGCGTATGCAACAAAATTACCAGCAATCGGGAACCGTGCGATATCTTGAGCCAGTTCATAGGTTCGACCATAGTTAGGCACGGTGTCACCAACAATATCCCCCATCATGATATCAAAGTTATTCCTGTAAGGACCAACAGTGGGGCCTTGTTCAATGGCTCGAGATCCGAGTCTCTTGGTCAAACCTTGAGCATACATGGCTGGCATCAAAAGATCGTAAACATCAGAAGTTACTGCACCAACTCCCAAAACATCGTTCAAAGGATTACGAAGTGCGGCAGCATATTTGCCTCTCTCAGCAACAAGACTAGCGATTCTTGTCAGGTTATCACTGAACCGATAAGCCCTAGTTGCAGCCTTAAAGGGAGAAGCAGCGGCATCTAAAACCTGACTGCCTCCCGGTAACTTCGCAATCTGTGCTCCGGTCATATCAGCAAGACGCGCCAAACCACGACGTTTTACATCTGGGTCACGCATTTCTTTTCTTATGTAACCAAGCATGGACTGTAATTCTTGAAGCACGGGCCCTGAATCTAACACACCGCTTCTACCAAGATATTTCATAAACTCATTAAAATCGTCATCGGTAAAACTAAGAACTTTATTTGCGGCAAGGAGAACAGAATCTTCAAGACTAGCACCACGAAGAATATTGCCATTTGACGCTAAGAAGAACGGGATACTATGAAAGTTCCGAGCTTGTGTTGCTAAACTCAAAACGGTTTTACTAGCTTGAGATAAGCCCTTCATCTGAATCAAGGTATCAATAATGTGTCCTGGTAACGTGTCTAATCTAGTTGGTTGTGTTATGGCTTGAAAAAACTCAGGCTTCACAAACGTCCCCGCCAAGTCTCCATATGATCCACCAAAGACTGTGTTTGAAGCGTCAGGAATTTTTATGTAACCAGCATTTTCAACTGCTTGTATGGCTGCTCTATCTTCTGGGTCAACGCCTTTTATAATGTATGGAGTTTCGCCAGCAGTAATCTCGGCGTAGTTTTTTGCAAGCACAGGATCATTCAACAACTCTCTGTAAAAACCTATGGTCGCAGTAGCTCTCGACATATCACTTATAGTATCGGTCAGCCTAAGAGTAAGAGCTTCTTCCGCAGTCAACTCTGGTTTTTGAATTAATTTTTTAGCTTCAGGACTTACATAAGGTAGTGTGCCCGGTGCCCCATAACCACGAGCCGTAACCTCACCCATAAGAGCTCTTAAAGTTTCAGAACCATCTAGAATTTTACTTCTGCTTTTCAAAAATTGTTCTGATAATCTATACAACGGAACTCTTTTTTTAACGTTCTCTGCAACATCACTACCCTTGTTAAGGTTATCCGCTTGTGCCGCCGCAAGTTTGTTTGGAACAACTTTTGCCGCGCCAGGATTTTCAAACCGTTCTAGTGAAATTTGTTTTGCAACATAATCTTCTGCAAACTCTCTTTTTTGTGCACTGTTTAAAGCAAGAAACTCAGGCTCTCCTAATTTTTCCATGGCTCTTAAAACTTCATCTGTGGCTCGTGCAAAATCAGGCAAAGCCTTAAATTTACCCATATCGCTACGCGATATTCCTGCGCTGAAAGACCGTTGCAGATATTGTCCTTCCAGTTTTTCAAAAGCTTGAACTAAATCAAGAGCAGCCGAGTCGTCTATAAGCCCATCCTCTCTTTGTCTTTTGATGTAGTCAAAAAGCATTGTTGAAAGTTTGTCTCTTTCATTTTTCATTCTTTGAGCAGCTTTTGCGGCAGTCGCGCCGTGCTTGGTTTGTATTTCTGACAGAGGAATTTGTCCGGTTAAATAGTCTTCAAGATCAATGTACGCGGCTTGATTTGCCCGTCGCCCAATACCCAAAGGTGCCATTTTTCCAACAGTTGTTTCTGTTGCTTGCCCAAACAAAGCAAGCTGTGTAGCCATGTCTCGGTCTGAGTCTGTAATCACGTTGCCTAAGTCAGCAATGTCTTCAAAAATATCCTCTCGCAAACCTCTGGCTGTTGTTAGCTTACGTTTTGTAAGACCGCCTAACCGGGTATTGCCAGCCGATTCTATGAGCCGACCAAACCCTCTAGAAATAATCTGCCCTGTTGCAACATCTCCAGCTTTTGCCGTAACTTGCACACCTGTTTTCACGCCCTTCGCTAGGGGTGCCGCTTTCTTTGCTGCTGGAGAAACAATAGTAAGTGCTAAATCCAAAGCTCCACTGATCAAAGCACCTTCGCCAGCGATGCGAAGTTTATTTCTCAAACGTCTAAGTGCTTCATCTCGACCTGTAAAACCAAAGTCTTCCTTTGCAAAATCGTAAGCATCCTCTGTCTTCATGAAATTAGGAGCAGAATCAAATGCATCGGAAATAGTTCCTACACCATCAGGAGCCATCGTAAAATCTGCCACGGCAACTGAGCCTGACGTTGCAAGTGCTCTGCCTAGATTTCCTTTGAAGCCTTCTCCTGCAAATAGTTTCTGTCCTATCTTTGATCGACCAAGTCTTTCCGCTGGCATAATCATCGGGAGAATACTGGTTCCAATAGGAACCTTTTTTCGAGTGGTCCCCAGCCCGGTAATTGGACTTGCACCTCTGCTTATGATTTCTTTCGCACCGACTAAATCATCCACTTGCCGCACAGAAGCTGGACTAACTCCTCGCACAGCAGCTACATCGGCTATAGTGTCTAACATTTTTTGATTTTGAGCGGCTCTAAATGTGGCGTTTGCATATCTGATACCGCCTATCAAAGAAGTTCCGAACACACCAACTAGGTTTGCAATTTCGCCATACTCTGTTTCTGGCAACAAACCAACTGATGACAAAACTTCTTCGTACTCACGACGCATTGTCGGAGCTATTCTTGTTCCAGCGGCAAGATCTACGCCCAAGGCCAACAATTCTGGAATGGCTACAATAGTATCGGGGATCGTTTTGATCAGTCCTTTAGCCATGTCCAAAGTGCCACGACGATCTATTCTAGCCGCTTCAGGCGTTGGAAAAAATACGGGGGAATAGAAACTGCTACCAACGTATTCTGGGTTGTCTGGAGTGTATGCAGATGGTCCCTCCATTTCTGAATATGGAAGGTCGTTTGGATCGACTACAGGTTCGTCTGGAACAGATGGGTCAGGATCGCCGAGAACTACCGTTCTGCCATTTATAGTAAATGTTGGCATGAGCTACTCCACTTGTGGTGGGGGATTAGTCAGCCTCTCAGCATCATCCGCTGTAATGAATGTCCGTACGCCGTTGATGTCGAATAGTTCATACACCACTGTTCCTTCCTTTGTGGTCAAAGGTTTGGGGTTAAGATATTTCGTATCTCGTACTTTTGGTGTTCCTGATGCAGTATTCGGCCCTGGAATACGAATATAACCTCTAGCTTCAGCACCTTTGCTAGCTTGTGATTCTAATTGTGCGGTGTCGTTTCTATCAAAGTTTTCACTCAAAACAATCTTAGTCATGGCTTTGCCAAATGGCACGGCTGGGTCGAAAAGATCATTTGTTGTGCCCACAAGATCAGTTATTTTTCCGCTTTTGGTTATAGCCTCTGTGAGTGTAGCTCGTTCGGTTTCGTTTAAGGGTATGTCAACATAGTTGTCGAAACTTCCAACGAATTTCCCATCTCGTGTAAAATCATATTTTCCGGTATCAGGATTAGGGACGACACCAACAATACTTAATTCTGGAGCCATTCTATTCATGGCAGTGACTTTTCTACTTAAACGAGTCTGCTCTAAAGCTTGTTTTTCTTTTCGTTTGTCATCTTGTAGTTTTGCTATGGCGAGTGTATTGGCAAGCTCCTGTTGTCTACGCTTACCAATTCCTTCAAGTGTAGGAATTAATCCTGCCGCGATGTTCTCTGTTGCTGATGTGCTTTGACCGGCGGCTATTCTTGCACCAAGTTCTAGCAAATCCATTCCAGATTGTTGTCGTGCTCGAGCAGGATCTGCGATACCAGAGAGACGCTGATAAGCACCGCTGAACCCGGGTACAGCTTGCAGTCTTGCATCGTCACCTTCACCAACTTGCGTAAAGCCAGCGGGACGAACACCTAAAGCATCAAATAAATAATTACTCATGGGCTGACTTTGAACAAACCCACCTGGAGCAAAAGACTGAACCGGCTGCATCGGCATCTGACTACCTTGCGCCGCATCCATTAACTCTTTGGAAGAAGCTAGAATACCAATCGCTTGACGAGCCCTACCAGGCTTACGAAACATACGTCTGTTGCCACCCTTAATCACGTTAGCCTCCTTATTGATTATACGCGAATGGATTACCAAGTGCACGACCAGCACCGAGGAGCGCGATGCCCGTTCCTAGCAATGCTGATTTTCTATCTCCGGTTTGCTGTGCTGGGCCCGTTTGGAAAGTCGTCGGAGTAGTAGGTTGACCAGCAAACAGATCTGCCACGAAGCCCAAACGTTTGTAAGGCTCTTGTATTTTTTCAAGCTCGGTTCTGAGTTGAGCGTCCAGCACTGATTGATCATATGCCATGCTGTCGCGTCCAAGTTGCTGTAGAGTAGCTACGTCTTGCAGACCCATTTGTTGTCCTTGTTCTGCTAGATTTGCATACATGACACCCGATTGACCGAATTGTGTACCGGTTGCCCCGAGAAGTTCTGCAATTCCTAGCTGTCGGCGTTTTTCATTTTCAAACGCCTCTTGCGCCATGTTACCCGCTGTTTGAAACCCTTGATACTTCAGATTGCCAATCGTTTCCTGACGTTGACGTTCAAAGTCACGAGCGGCCGCTTGCTGTTGAAGCGCGGCACGAGAACCACCAAACGCACCAGATTGGACAGCCTGTGAACGAGCAAGGTTTTCGGATTCCAACTGTTGTTCGCGGATCCTTTGCAGAGCGGGATCAAGAACAAGTCTCTCGTAAGGATTCATGAACTGTTCGATACCACTAGGATCGAACTGTCCTCCTGCCAGTTTTGCCGCTTCTGCTTGTTGTTTAAAGTAATCAGAAGCTAGATCAGTTTGAGTCTCTGCTTTATCAAGCAATGGCTGGTATGCGCCAATGCCTTCCTTACCTAATTCTTCTGCTTGAATTAAAAGAGGATCACGTTCCGCAATGAAAGTGTCGTAATCGACAGTTGCCATGGGCTGATCCATCAATGCCTTGGCAGAAGCGAAGATGTCTTTTTGCATCTCCTCCTGATAAGGCTGTAGCCGGGTCTCTTGAATTGTGGTTTGCGTAGCCATTATGCCTTCCCTTCAAGACGGTTCATAAGTTGATACATTTTAGCCGCCCCTTTTTCTCGGCTACCATCACCCATACCACGAACAGCTTTCGCCGTCATTACGAACTCACCATCTGACAGCATGGCAGGAATGCTATCAGAGGTCCCAGTTCCAGGTCCCGCGACTGCACCTCCTGCATTCACACGACGTATCGGTCCTTGGATCACACGAATGCCTTCAGGTGCTGTGTCTGAGTATTGCCCAGTAACAGGATCATAAAACAAACCAGGGAACGCCTGACCTTCTCGAGTCGGTTCATACTCATACGGTTCGTCAGCAATTTCCTCTGGATCCGTCAACAGCCCCGTGCCTATCATACCAAGGCCAGCGAGATTCGTTGTTTTATTAAGAGCATCTGGTCCTCTGAAAAAGCTTGGCTTGGGAGACATAGTATTATCAGCTACTCCCCCAAGTTGTCGCACTCTTCCAGTAGTTGGATTAAGGTTAGTAGGTGCAGTAGAGAAGATACTTTGTATGCCGCCGCTGGTTGGACCTTGAATAACTTGACCAGTGACTGCATCGACAGTTGGCGTAGAGCCAAATTTTGCTAATCCCTGTGTGCCAAATACATTCCCAAGTGTCCCTGTTACGGCTCCTGCTTGTATTCCTAATTTCAAAGAGTCTTTTAAGTTCTTACCTTTTGCAAGACCTGTGGTTGTGCCAGCAATAAAACCAGCCGTGCCCGGATTAGTAGCAGCAAAAGTCGCCGCAGCTTTTGCAGTCGCAGCGATTTTGGCAGTAGTGCTGACCTGGGCAGCAGTGGCAGCAGTGGTGCCAGCAGTCGTCCCATACGCACCCGCCCCAAACGGGCCAAGAAAGTAAATCCCTACGGCGGCGGCAATATAAGGAAGAGCTTTCTTAACTACGCCTTTAATCTTTTTCCATGCCTTGGAGAGAAAGCCAAACTCTTGCATACCAGTGTTGGGGTTTCGAGCCACCATCTCATCACCAACGACAAACTCATTTGGATCAAGACCTTCGTTTCGTATGAGGGTGAATATCTGTTCTTTAATCTCTGGGTAGTATTTCATGATTGGAGCAGGAACAATCACTTCGCCTTCGGCAACGTGAGCAATCTCATCGTCATCATATCGACCCATGGCCGCTAGCTTTTCTGCTATGTCCTGACGATTACCTAAAGCAGCAACACCCACAGGTTGTTTAAGCTCGGATTGAGCTTTTCGCTTTTGTGACAAGCTGGCTAGCCCGTAGTTCATTACTCTTGGATCAACAGCCGCGCCTTTTTCAAAAAGGTTAATTAGTTCTTCTTCTTTTGCAGTGAGTGGAGGCGGCGCAGAAGAGTTTTGGGCTTGATTTTGTGAAACAACAGTAAAAGACCCTGGCTGCTTTCGGTTTGCTTCCAAAGCTAGTCGCGCAAACTTACCAAAGGCACCTCCACCTTTGGACATTTCCTCAAGCATTGCCTGGGGCGCATTAGCGAGTACGTCACTTACCGCATCGAAACCTTTACCTGTTGCCGCTGTCGTGTTCATGTGACTATCTTTATCGTCCCTGAATCATTATACAACGACCCCGTTGCCAGGCCCGATGCGCTAGTTGGTAATGCTGTAAGTACGGCAGTGGTGGCGCGAAGCTGACCATCTGTGTTGACCTGATCAATCAAAAGGGTCAACGCTCTTGCAAGATCTGAAATATACGCCTGATCATATTCGGGCGGAGCGTTTGATATAACTGGAGGGACTAGTTCTCGTTGTGGCACTATCTTCTCCCATCCGGTCTTAAATCTACTCTAGGTATCCCCAGCCGCCATTGTGTTCCAGTTCCTGTATTTTCTACTTTAACAGAAAACGCTCGGCCGCGAAGCCTTAAAAACAATTCGTCCGTGTATTTTTCGACGGTTTCGCTAGCTTCTTTTGTAACGGTGCCATTAACAGAACCCTGCCCTGCCTGACCCGGTCTATCGTAACCCTGCAAAGTAAACTTAACAGTCGGTGTCGCTTGTTCTGATCCGTCAAAAGTAATGTCTGGTACTACTCTGCGTATTAATTGAAACTGATCGCCACCCTCTATGCTTAATGGACTGCTTTCGATAAAAGCTTGAATGGCTGTGGCAGGAGATGTCGAACCATCATCATTACCAAGCTCATGGTTGTACAGATATCGATCTGGAGAAGCAGCTACAGGATACGAACGGATTTCAGCATCGATCCAGGCTGTTCTAGCCAAAGTGCCAAAATACCAGACCTGTTCGGAATAGTTGAACACGACATACTTATCGACTTCAGTTGAGTTCTTCGACGGATAGAACCAGAAGACTTCGTAATAGGCTGAGTTCAATCCCGCTGTGACAAGCTCTCGCTGGTCGTTGTTTATGTCGTCAAACACATAGTCTCGAACAGTACAAGGAATCTGTTGCGTCCTACCATCGTAAAGATAGAACTGGTTTTCACCCATCCAGAAAACCTGATCATTCACTGCTGTAACAGCATTCGGCCCGATAATACTCAAACCCGAGGCGATTTGAACTAGACCAAAAGTGTTTGGCGCACCAATGAACTGCATGGAGTGCAAGCTCACATCTGTCCACACCAGAATCTCACGCTTGGTTTCAAGTGCCGTGATAAACTGAGATCCAGAGCCGATAAGCAAGTCACCCGCATCTGTCCCCGTGGCTGTAATATCCCAATTAACAGCGTTCTCTGCTTTGGAAAAACGTATTAACAGCGGGTCTTGGGCTGTTTCCGTTTGTGCGTTAGTAGCAAATGCAATGCAGTGACGGCTCCTGTCCGACACCATAATTTGTCTCGCCATGAGAGGCACTTGACTCGCACCAGACCGATCTACCAACTTCACTGACCTAGTGGACAATCCATCTGTCTTGTCCCAATAAAAAAGTTCGCCGTCTCTTACACAAGAAAGCAGATCTTCGCCAAAGTTATCCAGCGACCAGATCCGAGCTTCGGTGCCCGATGTCGCCGCTAGTGATGCCGCATCACCCCACCCGGTAATCGCGGCGGCACCGCGAACAGCAACACCATTAGCATGAGACACGGCTAGAGTGCCGTCTTGAGCACGAGTGATGCCCGTTAGAGTGTTACTCGTTTTGCCTGTATACGCGATGACCTCTATTTCATTGACTACAATTGAACCCGAACTCGGAAAGCTAGTCGCATCTGTAAGTACAATAGAAGAGCCACGAACAGACGCACCATCACTATGGGCGGCTGATGATGTGCTGTTTGCAGCACGAGTGATGGTCGTTAGATCATTACCCGATTTACCTGTGTATGTAATAATCTCACTGCCAACAGTAATAGAACCCGAACTTGGGAAAGCAGTTGCATCAGTGAGAGTAATAGAAGTTCCTGAACCACCTGTGCCGTTAGTATCGGCGAGAAGAGCACCGTTCAAAGTGCCAACAACACTTGCTTTAACAGCCACATCATCGGCATGTGCTACGGCAGTTGTGCCACCTGTGCCACGAGTAATCCCTGTTAAATTATTGCTGCTTTTACCTGTGTAAGTAATTATTTCTTTGTCATCGACTACAATTGATCCTGCTGTTGGAAACCCACTAGCGTCGGTAAGAGTAATAGAAGTTCCTGAACCACCCGTGCCGTTACTTGTTGTCAAAGCTCCGTCGAGTGTAGTCGCTATACCACTGGCTGTGCCGTCAGTGCCAAGGTTAATAGCACCGTTCAATGTTGTTGCCGGATCCGCAGCAGTTGTGCCACCCCACTGACCAGCACCCCAGCCGGTTCCTGACACAATTGTGTCTAGACCCGTATTGATTTGAAAACGAGCCTTTATTGAACTACCGCCACCAGCGGTGTTGCCGCTTGTCGCTGTATCTGATGCAACGGTGATGGTGTATGTGTTTCCATCAACTACTGTAACCTGATGCTCTGTGTTTAGTTGATCAGCGGTAATCCCATCAAAAGTTGCAGCACCAGAGATTGTTACAAAGTCATTCGTCACAGCCCCATGACTCACATGCGTCACAGTAATTTCTTTGGAACCTGATGCTCCGGTTTTAAGAGCATCAGTTGACAAAGTAGCTTCAGCGGCACGAAAGGGTGTGATGTCGTAATACTGTGTTCCCTCTTCTATGTAGAGCTTCAAGTGCGTTCCAAGAGCAACATAGTTTGATTGATCCAGAGCAATCCAGTTATGCAATCTACGGCAAATGCCAAGAAACTGAGTGTCCGAGTATCTTTGCCAGCCGTTTATTTTTTCAGGAACACCAAACCGAAAACGTATTTTGTCACAGTTGTACCAGCCACCCTCGTTCATGTAACGAGTAGTTTCTCGATTGATACCGGGTCGGAACTGTAGCTTCTGTAACGGCATGGTAGTCCTTACGTCTTAATCACTGCTCTGAGTCTTGTAGAGGAAAATAACGGATCAAATGGATTGTAACCAAGGTTTAACGCTCCTCCAATATTGGTATTATTAGCATCAACAGCGATGTTGTGGTTATGGGTGTGACTGCCGCTGTTACCAGCCGAACCACTTACCCCTAGATTAGCGGCATTATTAGAACGAGCCATGTTGTATTTAAAGTCTGTGGGACTATCACCAGGTCCACCTCTTTGAACAGCAACCTGTGCAGTAGTGTTTATTTGAACGTCATTGTTAAACTTAACATCATTCGTAAACATCTTGTGTGTGTGCGAGGGAATCTGATTAATGTTAAGAGGATGACCAGCAATGTTACCAGTTAACCCGATGTTGTTAGCTATGGTTTGATTATCACTAAGAGTTACATGGTTCGTTGGATCGATGGTTGCAGATCCAGCTGTGCCCCCAACGTTACCATTTCCATCATTAGTACCCGAGGCTTGGAATAAAAGTTGACGACCATCAAGACTAGGTAAATTAAACGTTGTGCCACTGTTTGCATCTCCGTCTCCCGCACCGTAGGTAATTCCAATCGCGGCAAACAAATCAGCGTATGTAGTGCGACTTACAGGATCACCATTACAGAGCAGAAAACCAACGGGTATGGAGTTATGACCCCAAGGAATAATAAAACCCGGAGGAAATCCAGGGGCACCTGTAGATTTAAGAGTGCTATAATTCGTCATTAACAGACTCCTCCTGATCTACCAAACCAACAAAAATATCGATGATTGTTTGAATGGCAGGATTTTCCTCCATAGTGCTTAGATAATTTTTGCCTTTCAGGTCTATCTCAAGACAAGTGTCTGTTTGATCGTCATACTGAATCGTATGTAAGTCTGCATGAAAGTTTTCTGAAATAATCGTATTCAAACGACCAGCGAGGGTTTCATCCATCCAATCAGGTTTTGTTTCTAAACCGAGCCAATACGTCTTGTCATCAGATCCTAACATTTTGGTTTGTGTGTTTACATAATACTTCATGGCTTACGTCTTTATCATGAAGGTCACAGTTTGATAGGGTTGAATTATGTTCACTGCGTTTGCATTCGCAGATATATTGGATTGATTAAAGGATGAAGTAACCGAGCCGTTGAAATTGACACCATGGTTATGACTGCCGTTACCAGATCCAGCCGTAGATGTTTTACCAACATCAGCCGCTCCATTAAGCGCACCTAATTGATAATGTAACTGATCAACGGGTGTGCCGCTCCTGCGAAACCGAGCTACTGTGGTATTCGCGGTAACGTCAGTTGTGCCTTGGTTAAAAGAATTGTTGGCTTTAGCAACAAGATGGTTATGCGCTGGAAGGTCTACATTTGCACTGTCGATACCAACAGCAAAATCGTCATTTGACGTTACGTTGACCGTAGCACTGCCAAAAACAATAGTTGGAGTGTTGGTGTTAGCTCCACCACTGTCACCAATCGTATAGTTCGCATTCCCGTCCTGTCCTAGCATGACCTTCTGTTGAAAGTTTGGTACATTGAAAGTACTACCAACTGATATATCAGACGGATCTCCATCCCCGTGTCCGTAGTTTATTCCAATTACAGCAAACAAAGCGGCGTAAGTAGCTCTGGAATAAGCAGTGCCGTCGCAAATCAGAAAACCGGGAAGATCTGCTTGCGTGGTGGTTGTCCAAGGAATGATTGTGCCTGTTGAAAAATACCCGCCGCTTCCAGCCGCAGCACTAGCTTTGAAAGCAAAGTAGTTTGACATCTACTAGACCTCCAATAAACGCCAGCCAAAACTGCTGTCGGTATAAACTAATCCTAGTCCAGCATTTGCTGTGTCTATGGTCATGTCTGCCGCAGAACCCATGATTAGTTGGCTGTTCCGGCCAACGGTTATGTTATTTGATCCAGCACTTCCTAAATCGATTATCCGAATGACATCCCCAAGACTAGGCGAAGCTGGTAAAGTCATTGTAATTGCACCGCTAGAACTTTTTACAAAGTATCCTTTTCCGCTTTCCATGGTGGTGTTACTGGTTACTATGGGTTGCCAAGTAAAGCCGCCGGGTAGAACTAATAGAATGTCAACTACGTTCGCGCTTGAACCGCCACCGTCGCAATAGATAAATTTAAATGTTCCTGCGCCGACGGTTACATTGGTGCCACTACCTTGACTAATTACGACATCATGAGAGGTTGCGTTTTGAATGACATACACTTTTTCTGTGTCATTCGGACTAATTGTGACGGTAACAGAACTGCTCAAAGAGGACGTGAATTTTAGAACAAAATTACTTGCATCGACAGCGGCTCCATCTGACAAAGAAAGAGTTACATCCCCTGTGAGAGTTATTGATACAACACCAGTTATGGCACTGTCGAGAATATCAAAGTTGGTGTTAGTCGTGGTGCCCCAGGCACCCGACTGTTCACCAGTACCAATTTTTTCAATTCCAAGATTTGTGTATGTAGAAGGCATTAGCTTACCCGATCACTCCATGTTTGCGAGGCACTCGTTGCCACACTGCTCCAGGTCTGTGTCGTCCCCTCGTTGACTTGTGTAAATGTTTCATCGGCTCCTGTATCGACAAGGTCCCAGATAACCGGGGCTGTGACAGAACCTGTGGCAGAGACACCCGTCAAGCTGTAAGTAACAGCATATTTTATGGTGCCTACTGAGGTGGTAGCAGAGACTCCTGTGGCCGCAACTGTTACAAAAACTCCGACTTCAACGGATCCCACGGCTGTGGTTCCAGCAACTCCTGTTAAAGTCACAGTAACTCCAGTACCTTCGATAACTGTAACACTGTTGACAGACCCTGACAATTGCTGACCTGTAACAGCGTTAGTTACATTTCCTATGAAAGCCACACTCCCTAGAGAACTGGTTGCAGCATTACCTGTAGCTCCAGTGGTAGCGTCTGTGAGAACCTGAACACTGGTCACAGAGGCTGTAGCCGACAGTCCTGTTGGTACAACTGTTACGTCAGGATTTATGCCGAGGGATGAAAACCCTCCCCTGGAATATGATCTGTCGCCGAATGCCATACGATATTCGTATCACATTTAAATGCTCACTGCCACTCAGGACCTCGACACCAAGCAACTAAAGATTTTCTTGTTCCTTTGGTAATCTTTGTAACTTCGTGTCGAAGATACGACGGAAAAACAATCATTGAGCCTTTGTGAGCAAATTGAGGTTCAGAAAAGGTTTCATCAGTGCCGTGGTGTTGAAAACGTAGTTCTCCTCCCTCATACTCCGAAGGATCGTTCAACTGCATCGATAAAGAAAGCTTTCGCTGTGTCCCGTCTTCTCTGCGTTGTGCGGGGTGTTCTGAATCCGTGTGAAAATTATAGAACATTCCCTCCTCGTAGATAGTGTACTGAGGAGGGGAGGTGTAGGATAGGTTGACTCTCCAGCCAGCCTCCATGTTAGCGATATTAAAATAGTGATTGCACAAGCCCGTAATCCAAGAACTTGGTTCAATCCAAGAAATAGAAGAGTCTCTGAACTCTGGTTTCAAACCTTCAAATATAGTTCCTTGTTCTGGCGTTAAGGTATCGCCAAAGTCCATGATTGCATCACAAACTTTCTCAGGAATCTTTTTTTCAAACACCCAATATTCTGAGCTTTCTAAACGAAACATGCGTCCTCAGATCTATTTTTGGTGAACGCGCACTATTTTTGTAAACTCTGGGCATGTAATTTCTATCTCTCGTGTGGCTTTATAAGCCTTATGCTTTTGTAGATCTTGCCCGTTTTTCTTAACAACTGACCCAAAAACAAAATAGGTCTTACTGCCAAAAGGTTCCAAAGTAATCGTCTCTCCTGCCTGTGCGTCTCTGTAAGTGGTGAACCATTCGTCAGTATTTGGAGCCGATCTTATCACACACATCAAAGAAGAACCTTTTCTCAAATACCCTACCCGGTCTGCTTTTAAAATGTATTCCGGTCTTATCGGAGAGAACTCAGTTACTGATCCAATTGGGTGCATGTGTAACGTATGATATCCGTTCGGACGAATACTGTGCTCTTTAGCGTTTTCCTTTTCTGGGAAAACTGTTTCAATATAGTGAGCATAGTTTCGTAAGTGATCCAAATCTAAATCGTCTTCCTCAGTCCAACTGTATGTGACATCACAAAGTCCTGAAGTCACGATGTGACAGCCAATGTTTTTTACCATAAGCGGATTAGTTGGATGTGGTGCACCTGCATCATGAGGGAACAAAGAAATATCTTCTTTAGGATGTCTCCAGTACATGTCGTTAGCTGCTGAACCGATAGATCCTAACAAAAACTCGTTTTCAACATTTACAGTCGTATCGAAAACCCAGTTGTTGTCGCCTGAGTAGATTTGCTTCACGTTTATAACTCCTCTGCCGACTCCGCTTCTTGGGAAGGGTGGCTTCGCTCTGCGTTTACCTCAAACGTAGAGCCAATTATAGAGCCAGAGTTGCTTGGAGCGGAGGAATCTAGCTGTTCTTTAAAGTCAATAATCGCATTGGAAATAGCGTCTTTTGTATGCTCGATATGAACGGTGCCATCAGTATTAAGCACCGCCGTTACGCTGACTTGGTGTTCTTTTGATCCGTGCGAAAACACAGCAATATATATGTTTCCTGTTTTTACATAATCTATAATTTTGTAAGTGCTCATTTTCTTTCCCACTGAGTGTTTCTGTAGGTGCTGGGCATCGCCGCATGGCGGCGGCTATTCAAGTTGCGTCTCAAGAGCTCGTCATTTGTAAAAGCTCGTACCGTTGGTTTCTTGTCAAAACCTCTCTTAAAAGGTATCGCTTGCACAATTGGTGTGCCAGCAGGAATTATATAAGAGCCATCTTCCTTTGTCACGAAAGACGGAAAGTTTACGTTCGCCTCATGCTTGTCTGTCTCAACGATACCAGACATTGGCGTGAAAAACTCCTGATCTCTATTCAAAAGCGGCGTAAACAAAGTTGACCAACCGGGCGGAGTCTTCATATGCCAATAGTTTATAAACTTTAACGGAGGCTTTGGCAGATCAGGATGACCCTTTATCTGCTCATTTGTGTGAGGCTCAATAACAGATCTGTCAAATTCTGTGTACCAAGACACCCCTTCACCATTATTTGAAACTACTATCTGTATCTCAGCCACAGTGGGCAACAACCAGCCTGACACCATGGCATCCAAAACAGGAGGACATCTTTTTATCGTGCGTTGCTTTCTTTTTGTTTCTGGATGGTCGTAGTAAGAATCAAGCTTTTTGAACCAATCTGGTATCACAGATCTGGCTGGAATTGGTTTATGAATAAAATCAAACAAATCAGGCTCTGTCCGAAACAGAACCCGTGGCTCCTCTTTAAAAAACACGTTACTGCCTTTCCCAGTTGATGACCGCCTGACCGTTAGACGGGACAGTCACCGCTATCGCCTCCTGCGCGACAGTTAATCTTACATTAGTGTTATTTGTGGTTCCAGCGGAACCTGGATTTCCTGAACCTCCTGAATTTCCTGAACCCCCCGAACCACCAGCATTTGCGTTGCCGTCGGCACCAGCATTTCCCGCATTGCCGTTTGCGCCAGCACCTCCCGGATTGCCGTTTGTTGCGCCTGTGCCATTATTACCCGCGCTTCCTGCGTTTCCGCTTGAACCAGAGTTTCCGCTATTGCCAGAGTTACCAGCGTTTGGACGGCCACCGCGACCACCAGTTCCAGCATTGTGGGCAGATATACCAGAACCACCAGAACCACCCGCACCACCGTTACCAAAACTATTTACGTTCCCATCTGGACTTCCTATATTTCCTGGGTTTCCGTTTGCGCCGTTTCCGGCATTACCGCCGCCACCTAGAGTCCCGCCGCTACCTCGTGATCCGCCGCTACCAGCACTTCCAGGATTCCCAGCAGAACCAGGATTTCCTGAGTTTCCTGCCGAACCTCCAGTTCCAGCTGCGCCATTAGTACCAGGATTACCATCATTTCCGTCAGCACCATCGTTAGCTGTACCAGCAGCACCAGCCGTTCCGCCAGTTCCTGCCGCTCCTCCGTTTCCGCCAGCACCACCCGTAGCAGTCAAATTATTTGCGTTACCAACAAAAGAGGTTGTACCTCCCGTGTTGCCGTTTGCACCAGCATTGCCATCTGCACCAGCGTTGCCAGCGTTGCCATCACTACCGGGATTGCCTGACCCACCAGCACCTCCCGCAGTGGCACCTGTTCCAGCATTGCCGTCATTACCGTTTGCGCCAGCACCACCAGAACCGCCAGCACCACCCGCGTTAAAAT